ATCTCATCGAATGAAAATTCGCATAAGCAAACGGATCGGCTACGATGCTGAACTCATTCGACACATTGAGATTGTCGTTGAGGTTATCCGAACTCTGATACTGTCGAGTATTCCGAATAACGTCTCCGTAGTAATCACGAACTGTAATCGTCTCCCCCCAGACACCCGGTCGAATCTCTTCTGTTACGGCATAACCGATTGCCCCGTAGAATTTACTCATTTTGAATTTTCTCCTCTAAGACTTAGGCTGTATGATCCTCGGAAGCCGTAACGATCTCCTCGATAACGATAGCAGATTTAATTCTGGTAAGCTGACCAGACTTACGAGTCTCCAGTAAGGACTGAAGCTGGTTAAACTTAATATCGAAATCAGTGAAATGAGTTACATCACCGCCTTTGGATGCGCCATATCCATAATCGGCCATATTTACACAAATGGCGTGAAGCTTATGCTTTTTACCAGTAGAGTCGGTACGAATCTTGTCCTCAAACTGAGTAACTTCATAGATCTTATCAACACCAAGTGCTGCCGCAAGCTCAGTGTCAGTCTCATAGATACGACGACCGTTACGATCTCTTGCAAGAATCATGGTATTATGCATATCTGTTGTAATAAACAGATCAGGTTTACCAGTACCACGGAAATTCTTACGAGCCTTACGCAGCGCTGTGATCATGGCCTCTGCATAAATGAAACTCTCTCCGAAATAATCTCCAGTGTTGTTGCCCTGAAGTTCTTTAGCCATTGCATCGAAATCGATATCCTTATGAATGGTGTACAGTTCATCGTCGGTCCAGACAGGACGAATGTGCTCAGGGAAAATCTTCTCTGGATCACTGTTCTCCCGACTATCGCCGATCATAGTCGCAACAGCCAAAGTTTCCTTCAGAGAAATCTGATCAATTCCGTACTGGAACTGTACATAATCAAAGTCCTCGATATCTACCACATCATCACGGTGAAGCTCGGAAGTAACGTACACGGTCTGCGGATCGGTAGTACGTCTTACCAGTTCATAGTTTCCGGTAATCTTCTTCTCGTTACCCTTCTTATATCCCTTGGCAGACAGGGAATCGATGTTCCGAATATCTACATGGGAAGTACGAACGCGACCATTCGGAATCTTCTGCGTCTTCGCCATAATAGCGTCAACCCATCCCATATCGTTTGTGATAAGTTCAGGTGTACGCCCCGGATGTGCTTCAACATATTCAGGGAACAGCGTTGTAACGTCGCCTGTGCCGGACTGTACAAAGCCGCTGATTCCGTCATGCTGTAAGCTATGTTCATCCATGTAGATTTCCATAGCAGCTTTTAAAGATCCGACTCCGCTAGACTTAGCTAAGTCCAAAATTTCTTTCTGCGCTGCGTGAGACAGAAAATTCTTATCATCGCGTCTGTCGTTGTCAAAAACATTGTGTTTCATATTGTCATCTCCTCCTTTAGATTCATCATCTTCTTTTTTAGAAACCTCTTTGCCTGCGAACTCAGTCATCATTGCAAAAACGGCGGTCTGCTGTTTTTCGGTCATGGATTTAAAGATGTCTTCAATAGTTTCAACCTTCTCATCCTTTTTCTCTTCATTATCCGGTTCATCATTGGAGCCGCCCTTTTCCTCCTGCTTTTTATCCGGTTCATCTGCCGAATGCTCCAACTGTCCCATGATCATTTCGTCATAGCCAAGGATAATACCAGTTTCTCCATCCCCGTGCATTACCACATCATCGATAAATGCTCCAGGATTGGCTCCGGCTAATACCAGGCTTACCTCTCTAATAATGCCATGAACTACATCGTGACCAGCCTGTTTAAGCTGATTGGCAAAGATAGAAAGAGACTGTACATCTCCATGTTTTACAAGTTCCCGCGCAGTCTTTCCTGATTCTGTATCGTTAAATTCGCAGAATGCATAAACTCCTTCATCTCTATTTTCGAGATGAGCTAATCCAAGCACGTTCGCCGGATCGGCATGATTATGCATCCATACTAACGGGACAGTCTGCCCGTTCTGCCCTTTGAAAGCGTCTTTTTTAATGACTCTTCCATCGGCACACTGAAGATCATTTCTAGTGGCCCAGCCACCAAAGTCATACTTCATTTTGATTTTCCTCCTATTTTCTGATATAGTACGATAACGGATGCGATGTCTTCTTTGATGAGCTGGAAGACTTTTTCTTTGATTTCTTGACCTTCTTGTACTCTGACTGAATCTTGTCAAATTCATCCTGATAGGTTTGTTCATATGACGAATCGAGGTCAGCTTTAGCCGCTTTGTAAGCTTCTCTAACTGACTTAACCGCTGCTTTTAGCTCGGAGCTAACTTTTGCTCTTTCGCTTTTAGCATTAGCCTGGTTCTCAGCTTTTTCTTCCTTGGTATCGGACGATACTTTCGCTTTCTTGTTTGTCGCATCCGTTCGAACACTAGCCTTGTCCGTTTTGGCATCGCTACTGATTTTTGCTTTATCTGATTTTGCATCATTTCTAAGCTTTGCAATCTTTGCAGTTCTTTCAGCAACACGCTTAGATCTCTCAGCCTTGGATAATCCTGATGGGATTTCTATTGCCATCAAACGCTCGATTTCGGCATCCTTTTTATTATCGATTCGTTCCTTCTGGCTAGACGATTCCTTTTCAATTTCTTCCAAATCAGAATCTTTATCGGTATCGATGCTTTTCTTCCTATCGGAAGCATTTTGGATTAAGGCCTCATTCAGTTCTTTCAAATGAGAAGATATCTGTTCCTTCGTTGCTTCTGCTTTTTCACGAAGTTCCGTAATTTTCTGATCTCGCTTTTCCTGCTCTTCTTTGACCTTTGCAGCCTTTTCAGATTTGATATTATTTTTTGTATAAGACCAAATCTTCTTTCCCTCATCATTCAGCGATGTGGTAGAACGGCCTTTTAACTCTCTGGTACGCATATAGTATTCATGCGCTTTTTGCGGATCGTAATAGGGCGATGCATAATGTCTAAGAACCGCAACTTTAGGTTCATCCATTAAGAATCATCTCCCTCCTTATCATCGCCAGACGTATAATTGCCGATGATGTCATCGATTTGTGCAGAAATGCTGTCAAGAACTTCATTAACCAGAGCATCGTAATCACTGGTATCGCTGGATTCTGTTCCATCACCGCTCGTAGCATCTGTTACGGAACCGCCAGGCTCACTTAAATTGCTGTTTCTCAATTCATCAGCCTTAGGATCAGCAGATGGCTTCCAACCAATTACCTGTCTGATTTCGTTTGATGTAGCAATTTCATTTCTGGTAAACTTATCAGAAATTTCAGCAAGATCAGCTACCGGCACAAGCTTGAATGGGTCTCTGAAGAACATAATTGACTTGTTCTGGGACCTGGCAGTCTTCGTTAAGAATTTTCTCTTCATTTCATCAACGATTGCGGAAATAATCGGTTCGATTGTCCGGTTGTAATAATTCAGCATAGTCTTCTCATCTGCGGTACCATCTAAGATGCTCTGAGTGATTCCTAACTGGCTGTAAAGCATACTCGTTAAGTATTCGATCTGCTTCATTAGATTGTTTTCCAAAGAACGATTCAACTGCGTGATTTTCTCGGTTCCATCGGTATAGGCAATACCATACTTAGAACCGGACAACTGTCGCTCAATATCTTTACGCCGCTGCTCTGCCTGCTGACGTCTTGCCTCTGACTTGATTACGTATGGAAGCTGAATAATCAAATCCAACTTTCCAGAACTGCTCTGCTCGTCAACCGCATCCAACAAATTCAATTTTCGAATAAGCCTTTGCATTGTTGAGTTTGGCTCATTGATAACCGCATACAATGGATTTTCTACAATAGCAACTGTATCTTTTGGAACGATGATTTCCTGTTTTCGTCCAGTGTTTTCGTTATATACTTCAACGCGTACATGACGAGGATACCAATCGCGAATACGACCGACTCGCATCGAAAGAATCTGATATCCTTTTGTGTCATCTGGATCATCGTCGGTATCTACAGGAACAATCGCCACACATCCCTCGTCCATCATGGACATAACAACATCTTGGATAAATGCCCTACCAGTCTGATCAAGATTGGCCTCCAACGACAAGCATTCGTTTAAACCACTTTTTATAACATTTAAAAACCGCCCCTCATCATCCAACTGAACATGCTGAATGTTGATGGCGGCTACGTCTAAAGCGATTCTATTGTATACGGATGTGACTATTGATCTTTCGTTTCCTCTGGTAAGTCGAAAACGATCCGGACGATATGAATAACCCGAACCGATATTCTGGGACATCATAGTAGGGGCTCTATTGCGAAAAGCATTCCAGGCATTTTTAAACCTGAAACTTAATGATAAATCCATTTTGAATTCTCACCTCCTAAAATGGGCACAAAAAAAAGACCTCTTTTCTTAAGAGGCCTCCAGTAATTTTAAACCGGTATTTTGTTCAGTATGGATTCACATATGATTCCGTTATTATCGGGATTATAATGCCCATCCAAACACTTCAATGTCAGGAAATTCCCAACCTTTTCTTCTATGTCTGCCCAACGATCATCGTCTTCGGATAAACCATTAAAATCGCAGTCTAATCCGAGTGATCGCATAAGGGTTATTTCTTCATCACTGAACATATGCTCGTCCTTCCTTTAAATATTTACGTTTTGTCCTACTTCCTGTACACCAAGTAGTTGTTATAGTTCCATTTTCGGGATTCACTGCTACAGTTGCAGATTTTCCTATGAACTGCTGACTTGGTCGCCCACGGTTATCAGTTTTTGTTTTAATGCTATCATGATTCAACGGATTTTTCAATGCATCCAAAATTCCGTCGACCGTTACGGGTCTCGAATCATTTTGTGTTCTATCAAGAGCATGATCTGAAAAACGTGTAACCAGTATTCCGTTTGAAGCTTTTACAGGTGTTCGCAACTGGTTATTCATCCTTGCCTGGATCGAGCTTCTGTCATGAGCTAATTGTTCTTTCGTTCTTCGAACTCCCCATTTCATACCCTTTATTCCATAATGCATCAATTTATCACTTGATTCAATACGAGCTACTTTTCTGATGGCGTAGGGTCGTAATACAGAAGAGCAATCGATTAGCTTTGCCATTGGCATCTTTATACCCCCTACTCGAATGCTTCACGATTCGCCTTGAATGCGATGTACGCATCCATCATTGCTGCGACGGCATCGATTTTTTGCTCATACCTCTTTTTCAGCAATTTACGGTTTCCGTTAGTATCTTCCAGAGTAATGCAGTTTCCCATAGCAAATGTCATCAGATCTTCATCAAACAAAAGCATTCTCTCTTCAGAAAGTTTCTTCAATTCTCCAAGAGGAACGGATTCCGTCTTTGCACCCTGGATAACTTTCTCAATTCCGAATGGCCCATTTTCACTTGCCCAACGCTCAACAAATTCTTTTGCATTGTATGGATCGTATCCAAAGCATCGAACATCGTAACCGCATTCTATGATATGGTTATCCAGATCCTCATATACATCGGTCATATCAAGAACTGTTCCTTCCATCACAATAAGACTACCTTCTTTCATAAACTGATCATATTTAATTCTCATCGCGGCTGGGAGTTTCATAAGAGTTAACGACGTAATATAGTTTCTGGTTTTCACACCGAACGATCCATTTGCCAATGGGAATAGAAATGTAAACGCGCAGAAATCATCACCTTGGGATAAATCGGCTCCTAAAGAACATGGCATCTGCCAATAATCACGATGGCGATGTGGAAGAGTTTCTTCATATGTAAAGTAATATGTGTATCCCTCCATAGGAAGTCCGAATCGCTTAGCCAAAATATCATTTCGGGCTGCCGGAGCCTTTTCTGCTCTCTCAACGTCCAGCTGATAGGTTTCATAAGACACAGTCTTTCCCAGATTTGGATTTGCTTTCAACCATTTATCCGGATCGGCAACTTCGTCAATAGAATCCAGCTTATACCACCAAATCGATACGTGCGGATTGACATAATCCCCTTTTAGAATGTCCATCAATTCCATTTTGATTGTATCGCCGGCACCATTACGGACAGTACCCTCTGAACTGATTGCAACGATAAGGTAGTCGTTGACCTTCGATGCACCCTGTTCGATTGCTCCGATTACATCTTCTCGAATGTCACCAGAAAGCCACTCGTCAACCGTCGCCACTTTAAGCTGAAGTCCCTGAAGTTTGTCGATTCTCATTGGACGAATTTCAAGAAGCGATCCAGTAAGGAAGTTTTCAATTCCTTTCTTAGTGGATGCCAATTTCATTCGATTCGCCTTTGATCCGGTCGTGTTCTGCAACGATCCTTCGGTGAGGAACTTATAGAAAGGTCCTCTCGATCTGGTAATAGCGGTTCGAATCGGAGACAACACCTCTTCTGCCTGCTTCATCGTCGGGGCTGTGGTTATCTGATGTGTCGTTGTAACATCAACATTTAAGAAGAAATTCTGCAAGCATGAACCATACATTGACTTTGCAGCACCTCTGGCCACTATGAGATATTGCTTATTAACCAATCTTTTTCGGATAGACTTGGTAACGTAATGTCCGCCATGACCATCCTCATAAGGTTCGTATACACTTCTCTCAACAAAATAGTACCAGCCGAAAATCTGCTCAGCCCAAACTTTAAATGTATCAAGCAGTTTCAAATCTGAACCGTCGGTTAAAGTAAGCTCATTCTCGCAATAGCTGATAAAGCCCTCTACTGCTTGATCGTCGTAATAAATTCCCGGATTCGCAATGAGATCATCGATTCGGTTCATCTCCATCTCGATTTCTCGGCATACCGGAATTTCGCCACGAATTACGGCATCACGAAACATGCCGTAGTATTTCGGGACGGCAGTGTTCGATAATGCCATTATTTTCTTCTCCTACTTCTTCTTATTCGGGTTTGCAGCGATGTACTGTGCAGCCTCTTTAAGATTGAATTCCTTTGTCATTGCTGTCTTGACTGCATAGGTCATTGCTCCGGCCGCAGCCATAGTCAATGCTTTCTTTCCAGATGCAGAAAGAATTTCTGAAACATACTTTCTACCAGGTGCAATATCGTCTTCTGTAAGATTCTTAAACTCGCGTTCTAATTTAAGTCTGTCAATCCTTTTCTTCAGATCGGCATCGGACATTGTCCGCCGATTCTTAACAGCAACCTTACGTGCTGCTACCTCATTCTTATCGTCTGAGGGTTTGGAAGAGTGTCCCCTGGCTCTGGCAAGCTGTGCCTCCGATCTTCGAACTCCCCATTTCATTCCAAGAATTCCATGGTGTGCTAAATAGGTGTTATTCATTTTGAATCTCCCTCCTTTGCGATGTAACTGGTAACACCTCCACTGGCATTAGATGTCTGGTAATACGGAACTTCATGAATCACGAGGTCTTCGCTAAGCACTTTTCCAGACGTATCCAAGGTTTGAGTCTGATGCGCCTTTGGTGTAACTTCATATGATCCGGAATAATGCTCAGGCTCATCCGGAGCGGTATCATCGTTTTCCGCAGCAACATTTAACCGCCATTCGTACTCGCTGATTTGTGTTTTATAACACTCCAGCACTGCCGAACTAAGCGGCGGATCGAAAAGAAGTTTGACCTTCAAATGCATATAAGATTTGACAAGCATGTATTTAGATTCATCAGAAATGAAATCTTTCCACGTTGCACTCTTATCTTCGATCATGAAACCTTTGGATGGACCGACACCAAGCTGTGTAAGAATTGAGAACACAGAATTGATGTGCATGATCAAATCTGCATCGAAATGTTCATACTCCTCTGCGATACCGAGTAATTTCTTGATTGATGTCAGTACACTATCTGTAATATTCATGATCGCACCTCCATCTAACAGAGTTTTATAAACTCGCTCATGCAATACCCGCTGATACCGTCCCCAGTCTTTACTTTATAAAAACCGGAAACAGACTCATCGTTGCATACCTTCACAACTGTATCCGAGCCGATGATTCCTAATGATCTGGATGCCTGCGTCGGTTCTTTGCGAATGTTTAAATTCATACAATTTACCACAACACCCATAAGTGGCTTCTTGTTTCCTTCCATAATTTTCCTCCCAATGCCTCCATGGGCATGTATCATTTTTTCGTCGTTCATTTGGAACTGTTAAAAGTAGTTTCTCATCTCCATAATGTATAGCATTGTGGGTCGATAAAGTTGTTGCGATCAGATACTCTGGATTCAGAACCAAATCAGTCCGCAACAATATGTCCTGCTGCCTTATTGGGTTCATATGATGAATAAGAATCTTTCCACGAATCTCATAACCATCCAATCCAAGATCACATCCATTATCACGAATAATAATTTTTCTCCTAATGTCCTTCCATTCTTGAGAATTGTAAAATATCTGATTAAGATACCTATCAAATCCGAATGTCTCTTCACCAACCACTCCGTCCAAACGAAGATACTCGTATCGCTCCTTAAAGGTTGTAAGTTGCAATAGTTCCGAATAACATTTAAGCATCATCCACCTCATCTCCATGACCGCTATAACCACGAAATGCTTTTAATGCATCTGCATACAGCTTTTCAGAATTTTCAATGGATTTCAGATTCTGAGTCTTCGCCTCTATTAGTTCCTTCTGTTTTTCCAAAATCTCTTTTTCAATTCTTTCTTTCGTTGAACCGAGCTTCAAATAGTGAGTAATCACCTGCGACGAAGCTGTTCCCTCTCGTAACTGCTTTTCAGCCAAGTCAACTGCCAATGAAACAAGCTGATTTTCTCTCGCTTCTGGCGTTAATGCTGGACGCATCATCCTAGAAGACTCGGATTGCTTTGCTTTCCTCAAAGTTGATGCCTCCTTCCATTTAGTTGTTCGTTACTTCTGTGATAGTTCTCACATACTTTTCCAGTATTTAAAAGGACCTACAAATCATGACAATGCTACTCAACGAAAGGAGAACTAACTTTGAGCCGATCCCACAGAAACCGTTGTCAAATATCATGAGTTATAGACCCTTGTAAACACTGGAACAGCTGAAAAGGCTCCCTAAAAACGCCCTCCGGGGAAATTTTAAAGACCGCCGCGATATGGGTGGGGGTATGTTTTTTAGACACCCCCCTATACCCCTTTTAATCATGCACTGGCGGTTTCGGCTTTTAATATGCCGATGAAATCATTTTTAAGAAGCTTTTTCTTTATGTTCATTTGTTTCCGATTTACTTGTAACCTTTCGATAGATGTTCTGGAAATCATAACGGATTATCTCATCAATAGCTCGCTCTACTTCCTTGTTGTTCTCTTCATCCGATAACTGATCCGATGTTCGAGCGATTCGACCAAGGTAAGCAGTTGTGTGATAACCTTTTTCTTCATCGAACATGAACCATTGAGTGAACTGTTCAAACGGATCATAAGGATTATCAAAAGTTGTAAGCGCAAATCTCATCTTACTTAGTTCACTCCTTTCCATTCAAATACTTAGAAACTGTTGAAGAAGAAACCCCAAGAGCTTCCGCAATCTCTGAAGTGCTGTAGCCAGATGCGCTAAGTGCAGCGATACGATTCTGTTTAGCTGTACTCAGAGCAGTGCTTGCACGAGGCGTTGCTCTCTGACGAATAGTATCTGTATTCGTGTTATTCAGAATTTGCGTAAGCTTATTCTCAGAAATTGCTCCGGCCTGGATGGCTTCCCATTCTTTATCCGTAATTTCGATGTTGGATCTCTTAGCTCCTACAGAACTTCTTGCCTGTGCTAGAGCCTGCTGACTTGCCTTCTTAACTTCAGCTTTTGTCATGTCTGGATTGTCTTTTCTCTTAGCCGCAACGGTAGCGTTCGCCATTGTCTGAGCCTGTCTCTCCCTAGGAGCATTCGCTAAAGCTAAATCAAGCTTAGCATTTAAAGACTTTACTTCTTCAGAATAAGTTGCCTTAGCAGAAGCAGAGTAAGCAATTTTGCCTGTACTCATCATCTCCCTACGAGCCTGGTTAGCTAAAGACTTCATAGAATTCGCATAGTCGGCATAAGCTTCTTCCTGGGGGGTACCTGAAGAAAGAGTACGGGCGTCTTTTGTTTCAGCCATCTTTGTACTCTTCTGAGTTCTCACCTGAATTTTTCCATTCTTATCGACATACTCTTCCTTAACAGACTTGTATGACAGCGATCCATCTTCGTTGATTGTCGGAGAGCCTTTTCTCTTAAGAACCTGTGTCTCAGATTTTGCTCTTGAAATTAGAGTAGATGCTCCTTCATGGTAACGACCTTCTGAATCTACATTTCCCTGATACTTCTTCTTAAGAGAAGCGATACCATTGTCGATTTCACTCTGCTTATAATCCAGTTTGTGTTTCTCAGCATCGATTACTACCATACTGTGACGAACCGCTCTCGCTAATTCATCCTGTGTGGCTCCCTTCAAAGTCATATCAGTAATCAGATTCGATACTTTACCCATTTCTGTCTGAGTATTTCTCATAATCTTATACTCTTTACCATTACGATAATAATGGTCTATACCATCAGCATCTTTCTTAACAGTTCCACCATAAGCATCCTTGGTATCGAAACCTTCCAAACCTTTTAATGGAGAAGTGGAAGTAATCTTTACCTTACTCTTTGTGGAGTTACAAGGGATTACCATTACGGTATCACCATCAAAGTCCGCTCCGGATAAACGGTCTGCATTCTTCTTATTGATACCGATTGCATCCGCCGGTGTATTTCCGAGAACGCTCTTTCCTTCAGCCAATTTATTGTTGACCTTCAGAATAGGAATCTCAAAAGTTCCACCATGCGGGTATCGAATCAAAGCAACTGTTTCTCCATCTTTGTAGTTTGGAGCATACACCTCATTGTCTTTGATTGTTGTTAATGGGAGAATTACCTGATACTTCTGACGAGGTAACGCCGCTGCCTGCAAATGTACGGCGGCCGCATCGCAATCGTCAGCAAATGATTTTAACAGAGCCTTCTTTACAGTGGGGTTTGTTAATGAACAGATTTCATCATATTCTGCCTGCTTATCAGCTTTTGCCAAACCTAACTGCTTTTTGATAAGTGTCAAACTCTGCTTAGAAAGAAACTGTGACGGAAGTGTCTTACTCCATTCACCCCAATCGCCTTCTTCTGCTCTCTTATTGATCAGAGAAAGAGACTGTTTTTTTCCGGTTACAGGATCTGTATACTTACCCTTTGGATCATCGTAATAGCTCTGACCTCCATGCTCCTTAATCAGGGAACCAAACGGATTATCTGGATCATCCTTAATTTTCTTAAGAACATCTTTTGTAGGAGTGCCAGACTTTTTATTAGTGTTGAAAATTACATCAACGCCATCCGGCATATTATCAGAGTAAACAGCCATACCTTTAAGGTAGTGAGTTCCGTCAACCATAATACGGACCTGTGCATAATGAGAATCACCTAAAGACAGGTCTTTCACGCCTCTACGGAGTTCAATTACACCATCCTTATCAACGCCACCTTGATCGGCATAGCGGATCTGCAAGCGCTTTGAATCCATGCTGGCCGGATACTCAAAAGATTTTCTGAAAGACTCCCCATTGTCATAGGAGATGTAGTCTCTTACAGAATGGACATTCTCGAAGTCATAAATATCTTTGTGCTCGGTTCCCGGTGGACAAATGACCTTGATATTGGTCTGCTTTCCAGGATTGGTAACCTGTGGAACGCCG